GCTCTTCCGATCTATTATCACGCAAGAACTCACAAAATCTCTTGAAATATTAGATCAACGTGGCAAGAGTCTTGCCTATTGCCTGGCAGATGAGTTTGAACAGTCACCATCGAGAGTATTAACGGCTATTTCTCGATACTTACCGACCAAAATAGAGCTAGACGTTAAAGAAACTAACCCTTTTCTACAGTCGCTGCGTGAAATAAACGACCGAATAGAAGACTATAAAACTATTGAACATAACGATGATGAATAATTTGTTTAATGGTTAGTAGGTCTAATAATCCTATTAACCTTTATATAAGTCATTGATATATAAGGATATTTTTGGGCAGCTTTTCCAGGTGTTATTTTTGTAGGACACCCCAATGGTAAAATATACGGGGGTGCAGTAAATTTATATTACCCCCCTCATAAGTTTTATACAGAAAATCGAACCCTTATGAAAAAAATTCGTTTGACTCTATTTGTAGCATAACGTATCTTGTATGTTATATCGGACTTCTCCGTCCGAAACATTTATATATCCTATTATTATTATTGAAGTAAAGGTGCTGTTCCGATAGCACCTTTTTTCTTATGCAAAAAATGTCAGAAAAAAAATTAAATGATGCAGCCGAGACACTTCTTGCTCTACGAGACGACCCTATATTGTTCGTCAGGACCTGCCTACAGGCAGAACCACAGAAGTGGCAAAAGGAAGCACTAGAGAATATCGTTAAGCATAACAGACTGTCAATTAGGTCTGGCCATGCTGTCGGAAAGACAACTTTCTTATCCTGGACGATACTTTGGTGGCTCTGTACGCACTATCCTAGTAAAATAGCAGCAACAGCAAACTCTGCATCACAGTTAGAACAAATATTATGGCCTGAAATTCAAAAGTGGTATGGACGTATGCCACAGGGATTTCAAGATGAGTTGGAGTTTCGTTCGGATAAAATCACTCTCAAAAATGCACCCGACAGTTTCTGCGTGAGCAGAACGAGCAGACGAGAAAATCCTGAAGCATTACAAGGCTTCCACTCCCCCAATATGTTATTTATTATCGATGAGGCATCAGGTGTGCCTGATATTATTTTTGAAGTAGCACAAGGTGCAATGTCTACACCAGGTGCGAAAACGATTATGGTTGGTAACCCCAACCGATCTACAGGATACTTTTATGACTCGTTCGAAAGAAATGTTGCGAGTTGGAAGACCATGACAGTATCTTGCTTAGACGCAGACACAGTAGACCCTCAGTACATTGAGGATATGAAACATCAGTATGGTGAAGATTCTAATATCTATCGTGTTCGTGTACTTGGTCTTCCACCCGAAACTGACGACAATGCTATTATGGGTCGTGCCCTTGTCGAGTCAGCAATCAACAGAGATGTTGAGCCAACACATGTTATGCCTGTTTGGGGGCTTGATATTGCTCGTATGGGTTCAGACCGATGTGCCCTGTGCAAACGAAAAGGCAATGTTATTACCGAGCCAATCAAGCATTGGGGTGGTAAGGACTTGATGGAGACAGTTGGGATTATTATGGCAGAGTATGACACTACCCCCTATAATGATAGACCGAGTGAGATCTTGGTGGACTCGATTGGTTTGGGTGCAGGTGTTGTAGACCGATTGGTTGAGTTGGACTTACCTGCTCGTGGTATCAACGTTGCAGAGAGTTCGAGTATGAGCGATAGATATATGAGACTGCGAGATGAGTTGTGGTTTAAGTGTCGTGAATGGCTAGAGCATAAAGATGTGAGTATACCTGACCAAGACGAATTGATTACGGAATTAACTGCTGTGCAGTATGGCATTATGTCGAATGGTAAGTTTAAGGTCGAGAGTAAAGACGAAATGAAGAAACGTGGTATGCGAAGTCCTGATATAGCTGATGCGTTAATGCTGACGTTTGCAGGTTTGGCAGTCCGGGCATCAGGTAGTGGTGCAGGCTATAAGTTCAATCAGAAGATTGATTATGGCAGTAGTGGGTGGATAGTATGAGTAATATTATCGACTTTCCGAAACCTGAAGATTTAGATATAAACGATGAACAGTTTTGGGAACAATGTTCCGAGATCTACCATATGTATGCGAATATGTCGTTATCGCTGATGCGTATGGAGATTGCTGATGGACATGAGGTAGCAGGTGCTCTTTGTGTCGTGGCTTTGAGTATTCTTAAAGGGCAAGGCATGGACGCAGATGAAATCAAAGAATTTGCTGACATGATTTTCGATAAGAATTAAGAGCCACCTACTAATAAAAGAACACGCATTTTATCAATTTTATAGAATAGCTTTATATTCGTAGGTGGTCTAACAGAGGAGTCGATATGGCAAGAGGATTATATGCAAACATACACGCAAAGAGAAAACGCATTAAGGCAGGCAGTAAGGAACGTATGAGAAGTAAGGACAGTCCTTATGCACCCAAAGCAAGTGCTTTTAAGAAAGCAGCCAAGACGGCTAAGAAAAAATAATGGCTAAAGTTAAAGAAGTTAAGCTGCATGAGGCAACCATTAAAGGTACGTCTCAGGGAAGAAAACCGATCATGTCTACAATGAATAAGGCGAAAAGACGTAGTTTTAAGAAGTATCGAGGACAAGGCAGATAATGGCTAAAGACCCAAGATTATCACGAATAGGTGTGAGTGGTTATAACAAACCTAAGAGGACACCGAGCCACCCTACAAAGTCACACGTTGTCGTGGCTAAGTCAGGTGACAAGGTTAAGACTATTCGTTTTGGTCAACAAGGTGTGAGTGGTGCAGGCAAGAATCCTAAGACGGCTAGTGAGAAAGCTAGAAAAAAGTCGTTTAAAGCACGACACGCAAGTAACATTTCTAAAGGAAAAATGTCGGCAGCATATTGGGCAGACAAGGTGAAGTGGTGATATGTCACAAAGGGATAAGAGGACGATTGATGGAATCGTTGCTGAATTAGAAGTTCAAGCTGAATTAACAAAGAACCCCAACCTCTTAGTATTCGTACCCCTTATGGGATTAGGGTTGGTTGACATTGTAACCCTAAACAGAGAAACAGGCGAGTTTAAGGCATACGATGTCAAGGCTCGAAGTATTAGAAAGTCTGATTATCTGGCAAAAGATGGCAGTATTAGACGGCTCAAAGGCAAGACCATATTAAGACCTCGTAGTGAGGAACAAAAACGACTTGGTGTCGAAATCATTTATCCAACAGAAAAGGAATAGATTATGAAAATGTATCAAAAAAGAACACAAATGAACAGACGTAGAGGTTCAGGTGCAACATCTGATCGTGAAGCAAAACTAATGAGAAAAAGACCTATAGGTTCAGGTTCTGTATCAGATCGTGAAGCAGCTTTATATATGGAAAGAATGACCCCATCTCTAGGTGGAAAAAGAAAACCAAGACCACTAGCATCTAAAGCACCAAGAAGAAGAATGAATGTGGCTACAGGTGCATATTCTGACCAAGAATTAAAGTTCTTTAAATAATGCCTTATAGTAAGTACAGTCCTGCACAGAAACGTCTTGCTGCTGTTGCAGGCGATCGTAAGAAAATAACTGCTGCTGATTTAAAGGCTGTTAAAAAGAAGAAAAAGAAAAAAGGTAAGTAAATGCCAAAGATGGACGATAAGACATTTCAGTCACTCATCAACGACCATATGGTTGATGCTGTAAACTATTACGATACTGAATATGCTATGGATAGAGCAGAGACCCTTGATTACTATTTAGGTGAGCCTTTTGGTAATGAGGTCGAAAACAGATCACAAGTGGTTGCTACAGAAGTATCTGATACAATCGAATACATTATGCCACAGTTGATGAAAGTGTTTCAATCGTCTGACCATTTTGCACGATTTGTTGCTCGTGAAGCAGAAGATGTAAAAGCTGCTGAACAGGCTACTGATTTAGTCAACTATGTCATCAACAATGATAACAATGGATTTGTGAACATCTATAATTGGTTCAAAGATGCTCTATTGTTTAAGATTGGTGTATTAAAGACATTTTGGGAAGAAAACATACAGGTTGTTGAAGAAAGCTACCAAAACCTTACCGAAGATGAATTAACAATACTATTGGACGACCCTGATGTTGAGGTCGTATCACAATCCATCAACGAAGTGGGCATATTACAAGATGA